CATTTGCTAAGAACATTATCCAAATATATTTTTAGGCTCACCATCTGTAAATACATCAGGTAAGCAACAATTCAAAGTTAGTATTTGTTTTTCAGCATCACCGCTATATGTTGCCTCACGTATAAAAAATAATGTTTTTGTAAATAGAAAACAGTTAGGACTAATCACATTTACCATGTTATTAACTTTTGCTAATGTCTTTCCAAAATACCAACTATTACTTTCAATAGTTAAAGATATATTTTTTAATTCTTCTGATAAAATATTTCTTGCCGTAATTGGTACATCCCCTCCTGTACTTGCAGATTGTACGCTTACATTAGGTCTGTAAACTGATTGCACGTATGGGTTAGGAATAGTAGCATCTACCACCTGTTGCACATCTACCACATCACTTTGCTTTACCACCGATATAGTGCTGTGCATGTTCTGACCGTTGGTAACTAGCTTTATTTTAGTATTCGGGTTAGTGCCATTAAATGTGAATACTGGTTCATAAGTAACCGTTACTATCCTTTGTGCGTTATAGTCTGCCGCGCCGTCTATGTCTGCCGCCACTGGTGTAACTGTAACCGTAGTTAGCGTATCCTCTGTAGTTGTTTCACTGCCTACTCTAGCCTTTGTATATCTTACGTTTCCAAATTCATCATGAGTAAGGATAACGTGTTTTTGACTGGCTATTTTGGCTAAAAAATCCTTTATACTTTGTGTTTCTTTAGCCTCAACATTTGCGTAATTTATATTTACATATTGCGCTATTAGTGGGTCTATAACCAACTTCAAATCAAATGGAGCAATTAACTTTTCTGTAATCTCTTTAAGGTTTGATGTAAACCATTGCTGCGGTTCTTCTAGTGGTATTTGGCAATCTTCTAATACACCTGTACGGCTATATCCTGACAATGTTATTAGTGTAGGTTCGGGGCTATCCTCATACTCAATATTTAATACCGTACCTGTTAGCAATCTACTTCCGCCATCACTGATAACTATTCGCTGATAACCTAACGGCTTATATATGCGTCTATGTGTGGCATTGTTAGGATTGTATAATACCGAAAATTGAAAATCAGATACAAGGCTATCATACCTTACTGTTAGTCTAAGGTTTGTATATGTATCAATAACAACATCTTCAATCTTAATTTGCATTTTCGTAGTATGTGATTAACCTATCTCTTGGTATAATAAATATTTCGCTTAATCCTATCATGTTAGCATCTAACAACTCATTCAAAAACTCATCTGTAGGGTCTGCACCGTATAGCCTTTGTGTTAGGTTAATCGGGTCTGTATCTTCTTCTAATCTAAAAGTAACCTGTAGCCTACCATCTGCCGCAACATTATAAAGATTATTTATAGCAAAGGTAATCAATTCCGTAATACCCGACACGCTATCATAATCGGGGATATACCCATCGGCACTACCGCCTGTAGCAGTTTGTAAGCTATCAAGATTAATTATATAACCGTTATAGGCATTTGCAAGTATATCGGCTATGGCAATCGCATCGGGTCTATTCCTGTAGCTACCATCGGTATTAGTTACCGTAGTCTTAGCCATTGCGGTAATTATAGCCCCTACATTTGTTTCATACTGCCGCTTTTGTTTCCTGTTAAGTATAGTATCTAAACTTCTATTTAATGTATTGATTTGCTGTAAAAATAGCATCATTCTAGCCTTTACAGTTTGAGCAAAGTTATAAGGGGCTTCAATCATTCTTTGTGCTAACCTTACTGCTGCGGCTGGCTTTGCTATAAGATTATTAAGCCCTGTATTTGCTGCGGTAAAAGCATTAAAGTACACTTGTGCATCTAATGTAGTTCCTACGCCATTTACGCCATCATTATACATCTTTGATAGATTACCCTTGTACTCTTGCACATCGGCTAATGTTGGGGTCTGTATATCCACTGCATACGTATCGGCTTGCAACTTATCAATAGCAAGTTTATCCGCTACTATCTTACTTTGTGCATCTTTTTTTGTTGGTTTTTCGCCTATAACCGTTGCAATCATTACGCCTGTAATGTGGCTAACATTATAGTCTTTATTGTCGTATGTTAGTTCTAATGGCTGTACAAACAATGTGCCGTACATCGGGTGCTGAACTGTCCAATACTTTGGATTACGTGCCGATTGTTTAAATCGTTCCATCAAATCCAAATGATTATCCCCATCAAAATATACATCTAATGAATACCGTTCACCCTTTACATTCTTACGCTCAACTACTGTACCTGCTACATTTGGAAATTCAAATAACGACATATTAAACGCTTGCTGAATTTGAGTAGGTATGTACTTCGGTCGGTATTCTGCACCGTCACCCATTTTAATAACGTATGGCTGCGCCATCTTTTGAATCCAACTCATATTCTAGCTAATTGTTTTGCCGCCTCATTAATAAATATTTGTTCTACTCTCTTAATACTTTGTTCTGCCGCCTTACCCATGAAATGAGTAGCAGGTGGTTTTACTTGCCTATTATTTTTATCGCTATAAACTGCCGTCTTACCTATTACAGTATCTTTGCCTTTACGCATTACTTTGTTTACTAAATATATCGTTCTCGCCCCACTACTATTTTTAATATTACCCCTCACTAACCCCCCTTTACCTGCATGAATTGCAGATTTAACAAACTTTTCTTTGTCATTTTTACCGCTTGCCTTATCGCTATCAATCATCCTATCAAGTGCCGCTATTCTTAGGTCTTTACGCACCCCTTTATGCCATGATTTTGCCGACCTTGCACCCTTTAACGCTACGTAATCTCTACCGCCTATTTTGCCCCCAAACTCTTGTTGATTTAAGTCATCTACCGCCCTACCTTTATCATTCGGTAATTGCTTAAAACCTGCTGCTGACTTCATTTGAGATATGTCGCTACCCTTTGCAAATACTACTGTACTAGCTGCTTTAAAAAACTGTGGCTTACGTTGTATAAATGTACGCTTTGCACTCTTTGGCATGGTGTTTTGTTTCACGTCTAATGCCGCCTTACTCAATGTGTTTCTTATAGCATTTGGTAACGCTGATTTACGCATACGTTCTAGCCTTGCCGTATATGTTACAACTTCGCTACTATTGATATTTAGAAATACATTCATTATGTTTGCACAAAACTAAACTAAAAATGAAACACACACTGCTTGCAATCGCTTTAATCTCTTTTGTTTCTTGTACTAAGAAACCTGTTTGTAATCCTGTTCAGCCTACCACGCCTAAAATAAATAGTGGGTGTTGGTCATCTTCGTATGGTTCGCTCTGCTTTACTGACAGTTTAATGTCGGTAGATAGACAGCCATTCTATCCTTATGCCGTATCTACTGATTCAATTTATTACTTACTTGATGATGGTAGCAAGTTTGCTCAGTATGGTTATTTGTTGGTAAACGACACACTTAGGTTGTACCCTACTTTGCACCACCCAAATGCGCCGTTTACCTATTGGCGTTAATCAATTTCAAAAGTAATTGAAACACTTAACCCACTGTCATCTGTACCTACAACCCACCCACTTGCAGGCGAGTATATTCTTATAAATTCTGTTGCTCCGTTTTGCGTTTCAACTATTAGCGGTTCTTTTATTATACCTGTAGGCGATGTGTACACTCCCCCTAAATAAGACATAGGTTCTGCTATATCTGATGGTAAAAAAGGGAATGTAACTGTCATAAATGCTGGCGAACTTGTAACACTAAATCCTGTGAGTAACATTTGAAAAGTTACTGTCTTACCACGTAAAAGGTATTTAGCATAAATTATATCTGCTAAATCAACAGTAAATGAACCGCCTGCACCACTGCCTATTGTTATCGTTGTACGTACATCTACCCACTTATTCACATAAATAACATTTGCAAAATTTGCAATACCTGTACCGCTTGTACCACATGCAATCTGCAATGTTTGTACGCCATTGGTGTATAATACTGGGCTAAATACCGTAACTATATCAACTAACGCACCGCCGCATGGCGAACCTGCATTACCTTGTATATAATATAACTCACCATCATACAAAGCAAAACCGCTATCCGACCTAGTAGCACAACCCCACAAAATATACACCTTTGTAGGGTCATACGCACCACCAATTAAACTAACAACTATCTGCGCTGCATGGTTTCCTATAACCTTGCTAAGTGCCTCTGTTAGCTGAAACCCATTAGTGGAATTATCCGCTAAACTATTAAGCGTTATACCTGCGCTGTCTGCCAACTTTTGAAAAAACTGTTGCAAATCTGCATTACTCTTACGGTCTATAATCGTACCGCTTGGATTATCCTTAATATCTCCGTAAGGATATGCACCACCTACCGCAACTACTGTGCCGTTATAATCTGTTATTTTACGTGCCATAATATTATATATAGTTTACAAATGCTATGCCAACGGTTTGCGCTGGCTTTAATTTTAATACTAATTCCCTAAATTCAATTTCCCTATCTGCATCTACATTAGCAAAGGTAGTAATTGTGCTGCCTGCAATGTAAAATGTACTGCGATAATTTGCACCAAAATCAAAAGTGGCATCCCTTACCGCCTCCAAATTATTTGCTATAATCGTAATGCCTTCATCTATCCAACCACTACCATAAGCAGTTTCACCATAAGACACATCACCGTAAATTGCTAACCCTATCGGAATACCTAATATATCGCTAGGTGTTTTGGTTTCCATTACCGCAGGTGAACCAACTAAAAACCTATTCTCATATAATCGTACATCAAATCCTGCCAACCTTAACTGAAATTCAATAAATAGATAGTGCTGTCTTGCAGGCTGTCCGTTAGGGTGTGCCATCTTGCGATATATAGCCAACTTCC